TATGCCATGTTTCATCCAGATCAAACAATACTAATTGCCGCACACAAATACACAGGTGCTCAAGAGATCATGCAACGTATTAGATACGGATATGAATTATGTCCTGATAGCATTAGGGCAGGTGTAACAAACTACAACAAAGGTTCAATGGAATTTGAGAATGGTAGTAGAATAGTTAGTGCTACTACAACAGGTAACACAGGAAGAGGTATGTCAATATCTTTACTATACTGTGATGAGTTTGCATTTGTTAATCCAAGTATTGCAGATGAATTTTGGACTTCGATATCTCCAACACTAGCAACAGGTGGTCGTGCAATTATCACAAGCACACCTAACTCAGATGAAGATACGTTTGCTATCATATGGAAAGAATCACAAAACAAGTTTGATGAAAGTGGCAACGAAAGTTTAATAGGTACTAACGGCTTTCATGGCTTTACTGCTAAATGGGACGAACATCCTGATAGAGATGAAGACTGGGCTAAAGTAGAAGTAGGTAGAATTGGTGAAGAAAGATTTAGACGTGAGTATGGTTGTGAATTCTTAGTTTATGACGAAACACTTATTAACAGTATTAAACTTTCTAGTTTAGAAGGTACCGAGCCTACAATGAATATGGGGCAAACACGTTGGTATGGTAAGCCAGAAGGTAATAGCACTTATGTTGTTGCACTAGATCCTGCTATGGGAACAGGTGGCGACTTTGCCGCTATTGAAGTATTTGAATTGCCAACATATAAACAAGTTGCTGAATGGCGACACAACACTACACCAATACCTGCACAGATAAGAATATTAAAAGACATTTGTAATTATATAAAAGAATGCTGTCAAAATGATGGACAAAACATCTATTGGTCAGTAGAAAACAACAGCATCGGAGAAGGTGCATTGATAGTTATTAGAGACATGGGCGAAGAGAATATACCAGGTATGTGTGTATCAGAACCCATTAGAAAAGGTCATGTACGTAAGTTTAGAAAAGGATTTAACACTACACACAGCACAAAGATAAGTGCTTGTACTAGATTAAAAAACATGGTTGAAAACGACAAGCTAACAATAAACAGCAAAGTATTAATAAGTGAACTTAAGGCTTTTGTTGCTAGTGGTAGTAGTTTTAAAGCAAAACCAGGTGAAACAGACGATCTAGTGAGTGCTTGTTTACTGAGTATGCGTATCATGGCAGTATTAAAAGATTGGGATCCTAGAGTGTATGAAACCTTCAATCAAGCGGATACAGGCGACGATGCAACACCGCCCATGCCTATATTTGTTTCAACAAACATAAGATAAATAGTTATATGAGCAATATGAACAATATATCAGATCAGCTATTTGCTAAGATTAGAGGCAGATTTCCATCAGTTACAATCGGTGACGAAAACGGAGTTGTAACAGACGAGCCTAAGTTAGCACGTTATTTTGACTTTGACTACAAAGTAGGCGAAGATTCATTAGGTAAAGTAAGTGTGTCACTTACTGAAAAAGAAGTTGCTGTAACATACAACAACACTTTTGTAAGCGAACAGCCAGATAGCATCAAAGGACAGTGGTACGATTTTCTAAAAGAATTAAGATCGTTTTCCAAAAGAAATATGCTTAACTTTGATACACGTGATATAACAAAAAGTAATCTTGATAAAAGAGATTACTCACACTTAACTAAACAGAACGATACTGCCGGAGACAAAACAATGAGTGAATCAAAAATGTACGGCACTAGTAGAACAAGTTACGAAGATGTAGACAAAGCTAGGCTAGTACTTAAACATACACAACCAGTTAACCAAGAGTTACCTGGAGCAAGAACACAACACGTACACAGCATTTATATTGAAAGTGACAGTGGCGAAAGATTTAAATATCCATTTAGACACTTGAATGGTGCAAGAGCTTTAGCTAGACACGTAAGCGAAGGCGGAAATTTATATGATGACTTTGGTAAACATATCGTTTCACTCAGCGAAGAATTATCAAAGCTACGTCAATTTAAAACTTACATGAATCGTTCAGCTGTAATGGCAGAAGGTTTATCAGGTTACATGGATCTAGTTAACGAAAGACTAGACACAATTAAAACTGAAGTATTGAAATTGCAACGTGCAGGACATTACGCAGAAACAGTTAAAGATTTTAAACCAGCTGTGATGGAAGAAGTTCCAGAAGAATTACAAAACAGTTGGATTGACGAACTAACTATTAGAACTTTTAACGAAGAACTAAAAAGTGTATTCCCATACATTAACAAGTTAGTAAGTGAAAAGAATAAAATTGAAGAAGTAGGTCCAAGTGATATGGGCATGAACAAATACGGTTTGTCAGCAGTACACAAGGGCGGAAAATTTTATTCTTACAGAGATGGAAAAGAAACAGGTGGACCATTTGATTCAATGGAAGAACTTGCAAAACATCAAGAAGAATTAATTCAAGACGAAGCTATGGGACACGAAGGTGGATCAGAAGCACACGCACACAAGATTGATATCGATGGTGACTATGATGAAGACAGAGGCATTAGCGAAAAAGATTGTGAAGAAATGGAATATGCTTGTGGAAAAGCTGGTATCAAATGTAAATGCGAGCCAGATGAAATGAGCCAAGGTGGAGTTATTGTACACACAATGGCACCACGTGATGCAGTAATAGATGCTTTGGACAAAGAAGGTTATTCTGTCAATGAGGACAGCGACCTACATCCAGAAGCAGAATTCGAAAATGAATTATCCATGATAGTGGGAGAGACAGAAGATGCTTTAATTAACGGTGAAGGTAAAGACCAAGAAGCCGCAATTAAAAAACTAAATGGCTTAATGGCACAGCATTTCCCGGCTGGTGTTAATGGTAACAATGCTGTTCAAAGTTTGAAGGGCATCATAGATGACCCGATGCTACTCGATATGTTTAAGAAAGTAGGACAAAAAGATGCAGACCAGTGCATAAGACCTTTAGTAGTAAAATACGTAAAAGCGAAAGCACCTACTATTTCATCTAAAATTGATTCAGGTGATATGGAAGCTCCTACAGAAGAGTCAATGGACTTGAAAGACAAGGAAGATTACAAAGCAAAGAAAAAAGCATTACAAGATATCCAAATGGATCCAAACACGCACAAAGACGAAAAGTTAAAGAAAGAACTTATGCGTAAGAAAGCAGATTTGGACTCAGCGGCAAAAGACAAAGGCTACAAGGAAGATGATGACACTATTGATGTTAAAATTGGACCAGATGGTAGTCTTGAAAAAGATGACAAAGCGATGAACAAAGAAGACGATAGAACACCAGGTGAGAAGTTAGAAGAATTGGTTAAGTCACATTACGACTACACTTCTAATTCATTTCCAAAAGGTGAAACTGCTATTGTAACTGCTTGTGAAAAAGAGTTTGGCGATAAGGCAATACCATTTGCTGTTAAAATGATCGAAAGACTTAAAGGCGGTAAAGATCGCGAGATGGAAAGAATTAAACACCTAGCAGGTGTATAAGAATTTATAAAGCCACTTTTTTGGCATCATAAAGGTTGACTTTATAAGTAAGTTTGTGTATTATAGTAAATGTACTGCACAATCAAGGCAATACAACAACAAGCAACGAAGGCTTAAAAATTATAGGAGGCTTATATTATGGCTACATTAGCAGAAATTCGTGCAAAACTAAAAGAACAGGAAACCCGCTCATCGGGTCAATCCACAGGCGGCGACAACGCCATTTACCCATTTTGGAACTTAAAGGAAGGCGAAACATCAACTGTTCGTTTCTTACCTGACGGTGACGAAAACAATACATTTTTCTGGCAAGAACGTTTGATGATCAAACTTCCATTTGCTGGAATCAAAGGTGAGACAGACTCTCGCCCTGTACAGGTACAAGTACCTTGTATGGAAATGTATGGGGAAACTTGCCCAGTACTTTCAGAAGTACGTGGTTGGTTTAAAGACAAGAACTTAGAAGACATGGGACGTAAGTATTGGAAAAAACGTTCATATGTATTCCAAGGCTTTGTTACAGACAATCCTTTAAAAGAGGATACAACTCCAGCAAATCCAATTAGACGTTTCATAATTGGTCCACAAATATTCCAAATTATTAAAGGAGCATTAATGGATCCGGATATGAACGAACTACCTACTGATTATACAGCAGGTGTAGACTTTAGGATTGCTAAAACATCAAAAGGTGGTTATGCAGACTACTCAACATCAAATTGGGCTCGTAGAGAGAGACCATTAGATGAAGCAGAGTACAAAGCTATTGAAGATAGCGGTTTGTTTAATCTAAGTGATTACTTGCCTAAGAAACCAGATGAGGTTCAAGTTGGCGTAATTAAAAAGATGTTTGAAGCATCAGTTGACGGTGAAGCATACGACATGGAACAGTTTGGTCAATACTTTAGACCAGCAGGCGTAAGTGCAAGAACAGGTGATCCTGTAAAAGCAAGTACTCCAACTCCAGCGGCGGCTCCAGCACAGGCGGCACCAGTAGTAGAAGCTACTGCAACGGCTCCAGTGACACCAGCGGCAACTACTGAGTCAGCAACTGCACCAGCAGACAATAATAAAGCGGAAGACATTCTTGCAATGATCCGCAACAGACAACAGTAATTATATTAGGGGTGTGTTGTAACAGGCACACCCCAAGTATATGGATTAAGGAGATATAATGGCTAATAAAGCATTTGACGTTTCTAAGTTTCGAAAAAACTTAACAAAATCTATCACAGGCATGAGTAGTGGATTTAACGATCCGACTGATTGGATTTCGACAGGTAACTATGCCTTAAACTATCTTATTAGTGGCGACTTTAACAAAGGTGTTCCGCTAGGTAAGGTAACTGTTTTTGCAGGAGAATCTGGTGCAGGTA